AACAGTAACACTTACTGCTGTAACGCTTCCGGACAGTCAGGCGGTAACATGGAGCTCTAATGATACAGACAACGCTACAGTGTCTAACGGTGTAGTAACAGGTGTATCTGAGGGCACCGCAACGATAACAGCATCTATAACAGTAGACGGAACTACATATACCGATACTTGCACAGTAACGGTAACAGGTACATGATAAAAAATACGAGGGCAGGAGTAACATCCTGCCCGATTTTATAAAAGGAGAATAACTATGAGACGATTTGAATTCACATTCGATAACGGAACAAAACTTCACATTCAGCCGCCTTCGCTCAGAGCTTACTATAAAGAGTTCAGAAATGCAAAGACAGATCCGGAGCTTTTCCGTGCTATCGCAGGTATATGCAGTAATAACGATGAAAATATAAAATTCACAGAGGAAAAAGTGATAGATACTTTTTCAACTGATGATTTTCACAGATTTATGGAAACATTTCCGAAATGGATCAACGAAGAAAGAGAATCCGACCCAAACTAATAACTCCCTGCATCCCACAAGAACGGAGCAGGGAATTTTTTATAAACAGCAGCAGCGACGTAAAGATCGTGTCGGATTATACTTCGCTGAATTTCAACGAAGTGTACGACATGGATATATTCAGCTACTATGGCTACTTACACGACGCTGTTGTGTGGAATTGTAGTAGGAGCGACGCAGGAAAGGACTATCTTGAAAGTGCGTATAATCACAGTCAGACAGAGCCTGACAGAGATAAGCTGAATAAATGCCGTGAGAACGGACTGATCGGAGGCAGACATGGCTAATAAGAAAATAAAAGGCATTACTATAGAGATCGGTGCCGATACGCTTGGACTTGATAAAGCTCTGAGAGAGGTCGAGTCAGGAAGCAAGAAAGCTGCATCTGAACTCCGTGAAGTAAATACAACGATCAAGAAAGCCGGAGACTCAGCGGTTCTCTGGAAGCAGAAACAGGACTTACTGACTACAGCACTCGAAGAAAGCAAGAAAAAACTTGAACTGCTTGAAACAGCACAGGATCAGGTTAAAAAGCAGCTTGAAAGCGGTGCTATAAACGGAGATCAATACAGAGCTTTTGAACGAGAAGTAGAGTATGCGAGATCAGCAGTTGAAAAGTACGAAACAGAACTGAAAGACGCTAATGAGAAAGTAAAAGAGTTCGGCACTGAATCAGATAATACGGCAGAAGATGTCAAAGACCTCGGTAATGAAGCTGAGGGAGCAGCTAACGGCGGCATCAATACGATGACTGTCGCTCTCGGAAATCTGGTGGCGGACGGAATAGAGCTTGCAGCCGGAAAGATGAAGGACTTCACGAAGGACGTTGTCACGACCGGAGCGTCATTTGAAGCTGCTATGTCAGAGGTCGGAGCTATTTCCAGTGCATCCGCAGAGGATATGGCACTGCTCACAGACAAAGCAGAGCAAATGGGAGCTTCAACAAAGTTCACAGCTGCTGAGTCTGCCGAAGCTTTCAAGTATATGGCAATGGCAGGCTGGAAAACTGATGATATGCTCAACGGTCTTGAAGGTATAATGAACCTTGCAGCAGCATCGGGAGAAGAACTTGGAACTACCTCGGATATTGTAACGGACGCTCTTACTGCTTTTGGCATGAGCGCTGATGAGTCGGCACATTTTGCGGATATTCTAGCGGCAGCAGCTAGTAATTCAAACACAAATGTATCGATGATGGGAGAGTCATTTAAATATGCTGCACCTGTAGCAGGAGCGTTAGGCTATAGTGCTGAGGATGTAGCGGTTGCTCTTGGCCTTATGGCAAATTCTGGAATTAAAGCAGACCAGGCTGGAACTTCGCTAAGAAATATGTTTAACAGAATGGCTAAGCCTACCAAAGAGTCAGCAGCAGCCATGGATAGACTGGGCATTGAGTTATACGATGGCGAAGGAGAAATGTTTACTTTCAGAGAAATCATGGATCAGCTCAGAGCATCCATGTCTGAGATTAATATGCCATTAGAAGATTATAATGCAGCTTTAGATGAGTTAGATGAACAACTCGCAGATGGAACGCTTACTCAAAAGAAGTATGATGCAGCGTTGGAAGAACTTAATTTACAAGCTTTTGGTGCAGAAGGCGCAGAAAAGGCAAGAGCGGCTGCAATGCTAGGTGGAACTAGAGCAATGTCAGGACTTCTTGCAATTTCAAATGCCACTGAGGAAGATTATGAAAAGCTTACATCAGCCATTGATAATTCGTCACAATCTTTTGCAAAGCTTGCTGATGGTTCAGTTGTTCCACTAAGTCAGGCACTTGCTGATGGCTCTGAAATTATAGAAACTTATAATGGATCTGCTGAAGCAATGGCAAATACGATGTTAGATAATCTCCCAGGACAATTGACTATTCTTAAGTCACAAATTGAGGGAATAGCTATCTCGTTTGGAGAAATATTGATGCCAAAAGTCAGAGAAGTTGTCTCTAAAATGCAAGAGCTTGCGGACAAGATTAAGCAGCTATCGCCTGAACAAAAGGAACAGATAGTGAAAATTGCGGCCATAGCTGCTGCAATTGGTCCACTTCTCCTTGCAGGCGGAAAAGTTATTTCTGGTATAGGTAAGATAATGACATTTGCTCCGAAAATAGCAACAGCTTTGCAGGGAGTAAGCACTTTGTTTGGCGGATTCTCAACAACTCTTGCAGGCACTCTTGCTCCAATCGCAGGAATAGCAGCAGGAATTGGTGTCCTGGTTGCTGCATTTATGACTCTATGGAACACGAATGAAGGCTTCAGAGAGTCAATGACAGGCATTTGGGACGGAATCAAAGAGAAATTTTCCGGATTTATGGATGGAGTCCAGGAAAGACTTCCTGCTCTGCAGGAAGCATTCACAAACATCGTTAACACAATACAGCCATTATGGGAAGGCTTTTGTGCAATATTAGCTCCAGCATTTGAAGGAGCTTTTTCGTTGATCTCAACGATAATATCGACTGTGCTTGATGTAGTGCTTGGAATTCTTGATGTATTTATTGGTGTATTCACAGGCGATTGGGATAAGGCCAAAGAAGGTGCGCTTAATATTTTGAATGCGCTTTTCACAGGAATATCTTCAATCTTCACAACTTTGCAGACTTATTTGCTCAATACTCTCAATGTTATTCTTGGATTTTTCGGAACGAGCTTTGAGGGAATCAAGAACACAGTCACAACAGCATTTACTAATATAGTGACCACAGTGACAAATAAGATCACAAGCGTCAAGACTGCAGTTCAGAATGGAATGAATGCTGTAACATCGTTTTTGAGCACTCTTCCATCAAAATTTCAGACTTATGCAAGCAACATGATCCAGAATATGATCTCAGCTGTATCAAGTAAGATCACAACAGTTAAGACCACGATACAAAATGGAATGAATTCTGCGATCAATTACCTGCAGAGCCTTCCATCACAGTTTTATTCATGGGGCTCTGATATGATCAACAATCTTGTCTCAGGTATTACGTCCAAGATCAGCTCTGTGACATCAGCTGTGAGCAATATAGGCTCAACGATTGCATCATTTTTGCACTTTTCAGAGCCGGATGTTGGACCATTGTCAAACTTTAACAGCTGGATGCCTGACATGATGAATCAGATGGCTGCTCAGATCGAAGCAGGAAGAAGCAGAGTTCAAAAAGCTGTAGGAAATGTTGCTGCAGACATTGCAATGCCTATGGAAGGCTCAATCAATCAGAACACATTAAATTATGGCGGAACAACCATCAATTTATTCGCTTCTGATGGCCAAGACATTGATGAGCTTGCATATCGCATCCAGGAAATCATCAACAACGATATTGAACAGAAAGAAGGTGCTTTTGCATGAAAAATTATATAACTTTTGCAGGCATGGACAGCACTGAGTTCAATGTTGGAATATCAGGATCTGGAACATTTGATTCTCCAGAGCGTGACGTTGAACAGGTCTCTATTCCAGGAAGGAACGGAGACCTGCTTATTGATAACAAGAGATTCAAAAATGTGACAGTGACTTATCCGGCTTTTATAGCGTCTAAATTTAAAGGCAATTTTGATGGATTTAGAGCTTTTATGCTGTCAAAAAAAGGATATCAAAGGCTTGAAGATACATATCATCCGGATGAGTTTAGAATGGCCGAATACAGAGGGCCAATCAAGCCGGATGTTAAGGTCTTAAACATTGCAGGCGAATTCAATATTGAATTCAATTGCAAGCCTCAGCGCTGGCTAAAAGTTGGAGAGATTGCAATCGATCTTACAGCATCCGGAGTAATAAACAATCCGACTCTATACGAAGCAAAGCCTCTTATAAGAGCCTACGGAACAGGAACAATTGCAATTGGAGATAATTCAATCACAGTTACTACTGCCAGCGGTTACACAGATATCGATTGCGAGATCATGGAAGCATACAAGGACGGAACAGATTGTAATTCAAATATAACTCTAGGATCAGACGATTTCCCTTCTTTAGAGGCTGGAGACAATACGATTACAATCTCAGGATTTAGCAAAGTTTCAATCATTCCAAGGTGGTGGACCATATGAAGCCGATTTTGTTTGATAAAAATTCAACTTCATTTAACACAAACGGACTTGGAAGGCTCGATCCGATCTCCTGCATAGTATCAGAAGAGAGAAATGGACTCTACACGCTAGAGCTGACCATTGCTCAATCTTCAGATCACGCAGAGCAGATTGAAATGCTCTCCATCATTGTAGTCAAGCCGAATCAGTCAAGTTCAAAGCAGGCTTTTAGAGTTTACAAGATCACAAAGCCTATAAATGGAAAATTCAAGGTGTACGCAGAGCACATAAGCTATCAGCTCTCATATATTCCAGCAATGCCTTTTAAGATTACAGCTAGTCAAACAGCTTGTGCTGAGACATTGGCCGGTCTTAAGAGTAATGCTGCAGAGAATTGTCCTTTTAATTTTTCTACAGACGTGACCACAGTAAGCTCGTACAATCAAACGCTTCCTGCATCAATTAGAAGCAGGCTTGGCGGAGTTGAAGGCTCTGTGCTTGATCAGTTTGGCGGAGAATATGAATGGGACAATTACAATGTATATCTCCATAAAAACAGAGGCTTAACAACTCCAAAAGTTACGCTTCGATATGGCAAGAACATCACTGATCTGACGCAGGAAGAATATATTTCAAATACTGTGACCGGAGTTGTGCCATTTTGGACAGACACAGACGGAATAAACGTTGTCACATTGCCTGAAAAGAGTGTTGATAGCCAATATGCTGACAGCTATCCATTTAAGCGCACAGTTCCGCTTGATTGCTCACAGGCTTTCGAGAATGCTCCATCTGAGTCGGCTCTAAGGACCTATGCGCAGGCTTATGTGAATAAGAGCGGAATAGGAATTCCTACTGTCTCGATTGAGGTCTCTTTCATAAATCTTGCAGATACGATGGAATATGAAGATATTTTGAGCCTGCAGAGCGTCAATCTTTGCGATCAAATTAAAGTTATATTTGAAAATCTTGGCATAAGTACCACTGCCAAGGTGGTCTCATATACATATGATGTCCTGGCTGAGAGATACAAGTCCATCGAGATCGGCACAATCAAGCCATCTCTTGCTCAGACAATCACAGACACAAACGGAGCGATCACAGCAGCTCTTGATAAGGCAAATTATAACGTAAGAAATGCAACAGCCTGGCTGACCGGATCAAACGGATATGTCATGGCAGTTAAAAATAGTGATGGAACATGGAAAGAGCTCCTGTTCCTAGATACAAACGATGCAGCCACAGCTCATAACGTCCTGAGAATCAATGAGAATGGAATCGGCTTCTCATCGACCGGAGTTGATGGACCTTACACACAGGCCTGGACACTTGACGGAAAGCTTGTTGTTGGTGGCACAAGCGTCCCAAGTTTTACTGTTTACGATGCTGATGGGAATATTATCTTCCAGACATCAAGAGCCGGAACGATATGGAACAGCACAAACAGCTCAATGTCGGCAAATGGAACTTTGTCAGCAACAGGAGCTACTTTGACCAATGCTCAAATTACAGGCGGTAATATTTACCAGGCAAACAACGGAAGGCACATAAACATTGTAAACGGAAACATTCATGGGGGATTCAATAATGAGACGGAGAACGTTGTTTATTTGGCTTATAGAATAGACGGAAATGCCTGCGTGACTCTTGAAGGCCAAGGCGGTGTTTGCTTTGCGTCTCCGAGAATATATGTCCGAGACGGAACAAGCGGAAATATATATACAGGCTACAATGGCAGCGTGATCACTTCTGTTAATACGACAGACGTGAGCATTGTTGATTATTACGGAGAGACGCAGAGTTTTAAAGTAGTTACCGGAATAGAAAGAAAGAGCGTGCTGCATGGCATCGTTCATGGATAAAGGAAAGGAGAAGAGATGATTGAACAAACATTGAAGCTCAATCTTATTCCAGGCGGAGTCCTGCCAAGAGTCAATGTGAGCCAATATGATGCAGGATCAAGGACCATCAAAGCAACTCTGTATAATGGGCCGAGTCTGTTCACGATTCCGACAGGTGCAAAAATATCTGTCAGAGGAACGAAAAAGGACATGACAGGATTTGCTTATGATTGCACATGGTCCGGATCAGTTGCAACATTCACGATCACAGATCAGATGACAGTTTTCCCTGGCGAAGTTCTTGCAGAGCTGTCAATTGATTATAATGGCCAGACTCTTGGAACAGTCAACTTTGTGATCTGGGTGGAAGAGTCAACTCTGAAGAGTGACATTGATATCTCGGAGACGGAGATTCCGGCAATCATTGAGCTTGCAAGAGAACAGGAAGCCAATGCAGCAGCATCGGCTGATGCAGCAGCTCAGTCAGAAGAAAACTCTGCGACTTCAGAGACAAATGCAGCACAGTCGGCTTCAGATGCATCTGATTCTGCAACAGCAGCAGCACAGTCGGCTTCAGATGCAGCGGATTCCGCAAGCGCAGCAGCCGAGTCAGAAGATAATGCTTCAGATTCTGAGCGGGCTGCAAAATTATCAGAGCAGAATGCAAAAGCCTCTGAAGATATCTTGCAATATTATGTTGATTTTGTTATTCCGAGGTTCACGATAGCCAACAATAGGCTATATATAAGCGATGCAGCGACAGGCGAATTTATTGTTGCGAATAACAGGCTCTACATCAAGAATGCGAGCTGAAAGGAGATTGAAAAATGGAAAATCCTACAGGATATACAGCGCTTGATA